TTGCTGCAACAGTTACTGTAAAAGTTTTTGGACTAGAAGAAGAAAAATACGTTCCCTCAAAACCACCGCCACCAGAATCTTTACTGATGATCAGGTTTCCGTTTTGGTCCTGTATTGTATCTACTTTTAGTATACTGCTCATAATTATCTTGCCGTAGATGGTTGATTATTACTTCCTACTAATGGTGCTTCTGCAAAAGCCATGTATGTATAGCTATTACCATCTGTATTTAATTGTCCGTTTGTAGTTCTAATTTTAAATCCATTACTTAAAAAATCAATTCTTCCGTAATCAGTAGATTCAACATTATTTAAATCAGCAAAAAGAGGTGCGTCTCCACCATTATAACCTAATCGTTTATTATCATATATATTCCAGTTTTGACCACCTTGTTCTCTTTTAATCAAAACCCAAGCAGGTTTAAATCCACAAAAAACAAATGGACCATCTGCATTTCCATTTCCAGAATATTGTTTACCAATTTTACTAAATCCTTTAACATCAGCAAAACAATAAGCCATAAAAGTTTCGCCATTTGAATTGGCAGCACTTCCACTTCCTATTGAAAATACAGAAGTTGTTGGAGCAGTAGAATTAAATGTACTAGGTGAACTAGCAGAACCTGCACTGCTTTGTAAATAAAGTTCAGCCGCCCAACCAATAGAAGTAGCACCAACATACCAATCTCTAGTTCCACTTGTTTGTTTTGTAAGTATCATATCAGGGGCTATACCAAGACCATGACCCATAGTTCTATTTGCACCATTTCCAGTATATTGAACAACACTAATACCCGCTGTTGCGTTAGCTGATGTTTTTACAGTAGCAGTAGAACCATCACTATTAGCTGAACCTGCTCCACCTGCTTTCCAATTCCAAGAAACATAAGTTCCTGAATTTTCACTATTTGATGTGTCATTACCTAAAGTAAATCCATCAGATGTAAAACCTGTTAATCCGTTTGATGCTGTATCTTGTCCTGAAGTATCATCAGGATAAATTCTTGCTGTTGCTCCTCTTACCGCATCATATAAATTATGGTTTCTAGTGCTTGATGTTCTTTGTTTTAACCAGACCATATCTGGCTGAAATCCAAATCCTGTAATTGTTTGTGTAGAACCATTACCTGTCCAAAGTTTAGTTTCAAAATGTAAGGTGCTTTTTGAAATTGTTGAATAAGCCATTATGCGTTTAATCCTTTCGTTGAAAGTGGTTGATAACCAGTTGGTACTGTATATTTAAATAAAGCAGTGGTGTCTCCTGTTGATGGATTATTACTTCCATCTTGTGTTGCTCTAAAAGCACCATTACCTGCATTCATTTCAATCATGGCATCATTATATCCAGCAAACATTATAACATAGTCATTTGTTGTAGTTAATCCAGTAAATGCTGCATTAGTTGTAGTACCTGCGTTAATTTCTGAAATTGTTGCAGAGTTTTGCCAAGTACCGTTTTTACTAAACCATATAGCACCATTGTTGTAAGCCATTCCTATGTAATCTAAACTTGTAAAAGAATTACCATAAGAAGATCCGCTACCACCAGTTTCTTTATTTCCGCTTTTAGTGTAAGCCCAACCTTTAGCATTGTTACAAAATTTAAAAGGACTGCTACTTCTTAAAGAAGTATACATAGTATCTACTTCACCAATACCTATTGCATAATCAGTTCCTATATTTCCAACTTTAAATTCCATATAAAATTTTCCTGTTCCTGGAAAAGCTAAAGTAGATGCAAAAGAATAATTATCATTTTGTGCAACAGTTGCAATATAAGTATTGCCGTTTCCAATACCATTAGCTTGTATTCCAGCAGCTGTTGCTCTAGCTAAATTATTCCAAGTAGCAAAAACATTACTAGGACAATCTTTAGTACTTGTTATTGTGCCAGAACTAACTGTAAAGTTATTAGAATTTCCTGATTGATCTGTTACTGAAGCACTATCTTTTAAAATAAAGAAACCATTGTTTCCATACGTAACCGATGGACTTGTGTTTATTTTCCACTCACCAGTCGTAGAATCTGTAGAACCAAATGTAGATGCGTCATAAACATAACCATCTGTAAAAATAGCATGAGACATTAAACCATCAAAAGCATCACCTGTGCTTGTTGGCGATACTGTTCCAATACAAAATTGATAACTACTAGTTCCAAAAGCTCCATCAGTATTTTGATCAGGATAATCTGTAGTAGAAAAAGATGTTTCTTGAACACCATTAACATACATTTTTAATCTATTTGAATTAGTGGCTTGTGCTGAGTCATACGCAATAACTATATGATACCATCCTGAAACGTCCCTAAAAACTCTGTTGGTAATTAATCTTCCTTGATAACCTGTACTTCCATAATTAGGATAATGAGTAAATTCCAAAGTGTCATTAGAATTAAATCTAAATTGCATCTCATCTGATGCTGATTCATGAGATACAAAGAAATTCATTGAAGAAGAAATTTTTGATCTTTTTATCCAACAAGAAAAAGTAAATTTCTTTAAGTTAGTTGCCGCTGATTGTGTTTGAAGTAATCTTACTGCCATTAGTTAAACTGTCCTCCGCCTGTTGCACCAAAAGTAGATGTTAAACTATAAGTTCTATCTGCTGTCTGACCTTGTGCATCCGTTATTCTTATCGTAAAATTGTATGTCGTTGGTGTTGTACTATTACCACCAAAGTCACTAGTAGTTATTACACCACTTGTAGATAAAGCACAATTAGCTTTTGTAGCACCACCCGTTAAAACTAATGGGTCTGATACTTCACTAAACACTACTGTATCTCCTGAAGCTGATAAACTAAATACCGTGCCTGAAAAGTTTCCTGCAACTGACCCAAGTGAGCCAGCAGCTGTATTGAATACGGGTGCATCAGATGTTGTTAAAATTGCACTTGATGATCTGCCAGCATTTCCGTCTGGGTTCTCAACCCTAATAAAAAATTGTGCATCTGTTGTAATAGTTACGTTTGCAACTAATGTCGTCGCGTTAGTAAAAGAAACTGTACTAGGAATTATAATAGCACCAGTTGTAGATACTATTTCTACACTAGCTCCAGAAACAAAGTTAGTTCCTGTTATTGTAATATTCGTAGCGTCATTTGTTATTGTGCTTGGTGATACGCCTGTTACCGTAGGTTTAGTTTCACCTATGGTCACAGATCCTCCAAGAGAAACTGCAGAACCATTAATTGTAATAGCTGAGTTTGCTAAAGCAGCGTTTGCAATACCGCCACCTGTTGTTGCAGTAAGTGTTCCACCAACAGTTAAGTTTGCACTGTTTGGTACAGTTATTGTATCGCCAGCGTCTCCTAGCTGAACTCCTGTTCCGGATCGTGGACTTACTTTATTTACTTTTACTTCACTCATAATTATCTTGCCGTTGCCGCTACATTATTTGATGCTACAAAAGGTTCTTTTGCAAACGCTAAATATAACATTGCATGTCCACTTCCATTATTATTTTCTGAAGAGCTTCTTACTTTAAAACCATTGCTTAAAAGATCAATGTGATTACCTGTATCATCTGCACCATTAGTATTTGGTTTTTGAAGATGGTTAGCTGGATTATAACCAAGTCTTTCACTATCTTGTAAAAACCAGTTATGTGCTGCATTTCTATTTCTTACTAATACAAAAGCAGGTTTAAATCCAGTATAAACAAATGGGCCATTTGTACTTGCATTCCCAGTATAACTACCTACTTGACTTACACCTTGTTTAGAAGTGAAAAAATAACCTATAAAATCTGAACCACTATAATTAACTCCATTACCACCAGCACCATCTAAAGAAATTGTAGTTGATGTTGGAGTTGTTGAATTCCAAGTTCCTGAACCACCTTGTTCAGCATCAGTTGATTGTAAATATATTTCTGCATTGAAACCTAGTCTTTCATGATAAACCATCCAATATTTAGTATCAGATATTGATCTAATTATAACCATTTGAGGAACAGCTCCAAGTCCATGACCTATTGTTCCATCAGATCCAGTTCCAGTCCATTTAGCAACACTAAATCCTAATGCTGTATTAGCTCTTACAGTAGAAGTTACACTTCCATCAGAATTAGATGCACTTGAACCAGCTTTCCAACTCCAACCTACATAAGTATTACTATTACCATTAACTCCAGAATCACTACCTAAAGTAAAACCAGTTCCAGTAAAAGATTTCAACCCAGTTGATTTTGTTGTTTGTCCTCCAGTATCGTTTGATGCTAAAGCATAAGTTGCTCCTCTTATAGCATCATATAAATGATGATCTGTTGTTCCACCTCTTTGTTTTATCCAAGTAAATCCAGGTTCAAAACCTGTAGTCATTGTTCTATCAGAACCATTACCTGTCCAAGTTTGAACATTAAAATGGTCTTTTCCGTTTGTAGTTGTGTATGCCATAATTATCTCCTATTCGTTTAATCCTTTTGTACATAAAGCAGTATAACCTGCTGGTACATTGTATTCAAATTTACCGAGACCTGATGCGTTACTTCCTTCTGATGATATAGCTGTTGTTGCAAAGTAACCACTGCCGAAGTTCATCTGAAGATTTGTAGAATTACTAGTAGATAAATCTCCTTGAAATGGATAAATATATTCATTTTCTGGAATGTAATTTAAACCACCTGTTCCACCTCTTGTAGTCAATTCACCTAATACACTTCCTGTTCTTGAAGAACCTGAAGTCGGATCTCCAACTGCACTGTTTGCTGTTAAGTATGTTCCATTATGATGAATGTATAAAGCTCTATTATCAACATCTAATGCAAACCCATAAATAGAACTAGCACTAACAGTAATGCCTGTATTCCAACTATCGCCAGAACCACCATTAATATATAAAGTATTACTGCTTCCATTAGCAGCAACGCCTGTAACTGTAGTAGTATCCCAAAATTGATTGTTTGTTTGAGTAAGCATAGCTTCGACCATAATACCTATTGCCCATGCAGTTCCACTACCTTGTTTTGCTTCCCAATAATATTTACCTGATTTAACTCCAATACTTCCTCTTGTATAAATTTGATTAGAATCATTATTTATAAAAGATAAATTTCCATTTTCTAATTTGCCAGGAATTGTAGTATTACTTGCATTCATATTATCTAATGGAGATATAGTACAAAAATTATTAGAGGGTGTATCTACATTTTGAGTTAGTGTTCCTGATGTAGCGAATGTTAAATTGTTACCACTACTATCTAAATCTAAATTACCTGAGTTTTCAAATTTTAAAAAGAAACCATTAGTTCCATAAGTTACTGATGGTGCAGTATTTGGTTTCCAAATTCCTGATGTAGAATCAGTAGAACCGAAAGTAGAAGCATCATAAGCATAACCATCAGTTAAGTGAACATGAGTCATTAGTCCATCCCAGTAATAATTGTTATTACCTTCTTGTCCTATTGTATATGTTCTTCCTGATAAATTCATAAAAGTATCATAGTTCTGACTAGGGTATGTATCGTCCACCCAATCTGTTATTTGTTCACCATTAACATAAATTTTTACTCTGTTAGATTCTGTTGCTTGTGTTGTATCTACTTTTACAACAAAATGATAAAATGAATGTGGGTCTCTAAATCTTTGTGTAGAAGTAAAATCTATATTTGTTGATGATGATGCTTTTTCTTTAAACACTAATTTATTTGAAGCATTAATACCTATTTCTAATCTGTTGTTACCATCTGTATAAGTTCCAAATAACATTTGAGTTGCATCCTCATTAGAAACTCTACAAAGTTTTACCCAAGCACTAAAAGTCCAGGTTCTTCTATTACCTGTTGATGATGCTGATCTGCTTATAAAAGTATTAGCCATTAGTTAAATTGCCCCGAATTATTTATTCCGACACTTATTGTTATACTGAAAGCTCTGTCTGCCGTTTGACCTTGAGCATCAGTTGCTCGAATAGTGAAACTATATGTTGTCTCTTGAGTTGCACCACTCTCTGTACCTGATATCACACCTGATGAAGTATTTAAAGATGTTCCTCCAGGTAATGATCCTGATTGCACTGCAAAAGATGTAGCGTTTGTTGCAGCTACTGTATATGAAACTGAAGATCCTGCAGCATTCGTTCCAAGTGATCCTGCAGCTGTAGTCCATGCTGGAGCATCTGAAACTGTTAATAATGCAGAAGATGATCTTACCGCATTACCATCATTATTCTCAACTCTGATAAAATAAGTGCCATCAACTGGTAAAGTAAAGTTAGCAACAATTGTTGTCGAACTTGTAAAAGAAACTGTGTCTGCTCTTGTAATTGCACCTGATGAATTAATCGCTTCAACTGTAGGAACAGATACAAAATTTGTTCCTGTTATAGTTACAGCTGTTTGTGTGTTTTCAATTACACTTGGGCTAATACTTCCTATAGTTGGTTTTGTTTCACCAATGGTAACAGATCCACCTAAAGATACAGCTGATCCGTTTATTGTA